CCGACGCCGTTGGCCATCAGAATGAGGTTGCCGTTGGAGTCAGACGTAGTGATGGTGTTTCCATCGAGCAGTATGTTGTCGACACCGACACTCGCCGTACCGACCTTCAACGCCGTCGCCGTGCCCACCGCGCTATACACAACCTTCGGCGTAGCGTCAGGCCCGCCGTCGATGTGCAGCAGCTGGTTATAGCTGTCACGGATCTTTATGGACGTAAGGTTAGTAGCCATCGGCTCCTCCGTAGGGTGGTGGGGGCGCGAACGCCCCCACCGTTCTTACGAGCCAGCCATCTGGACCCAGTTGGTCCCGTCGCTGACGATGGTCGACCAGTTACCGGCGACAGCGCCGGTGATGGCCGCAGCCGCCGCACCCCCAGCTCGGGGTACGACGTTCGACGATGCCGAGTTCACGGCAAAAGCAACGACCGTCTTGAACGTGATCACACGACCGGGGAACGCCGAAGCTGCCGGGAGCGTCACAACACAGGCGGAACCCGCCTTGTTGTTGATCACCCAGTTTTCCGACGCGCCGAGCGTGAAGTCAGCCGTCTTGGTCACCGGCGCACCCAGCGAGAGACGATTGAGCGTCGCCGACCCGCTGTTGATGATCACGTTGTCCTGCGAGACACCGCTGTAGACACCCATATCACCCTCCTATGTGGAGGTGGGGGCCGAAGCCCCCACCGGTTACGCCGACGGGATCACGCCGAGGTTGGCACCGAGATCGATCATGGCGATGGACAGCTTCACAGCAGCGACGTCGATGCTGTTGGTGTCCACGGTCATGACGATGTTGGTGTCCGCGGTCATGTAGGCGGGGGTGGTCCCTGCCGAGGTTGCGCCCACGGTGCCGTTGACATCGAAGTTCGACGCAAAGGCAGTGAGCGACCCCGTGTACCCGAAGTCGACGGTGCCAGCGGCGCCCTCGGCCCGGATCAGGGTAGCACCGCCACCGAGCACCAGAGCGCCTTTCGGCAGGACGCCGAGGACGAGGGTGTCGGTGGCTGCCAGCGCCGCCGCGCCCGCAGCGGTACGCGCCGCTGCGATCTTGGCGAAGTCGACGGTGATTTCCACCACCGTCGCACGCTGGGTGTAGGACGAGGCGAAGCCGGTCCCTTTGTTGAAGCCGAGGCTGTCGGTATAAGCAACCATCTCTGGCCCTCCTTATGCGAAGTTCACGACGGCCGACGACAGCGCCTGCGGCTTGACCACCTTGTAGCCATACACCTGCAGACCGCGCACGATGTTGCCGAAGGTGGACTGCGCGCGAAGCGTTTCCATCTCGGTCATCTGCGTGGCGAAGGTGAAGCCCATCTTGTGGCCAGCAATCAGCGTCGTCCGGCCGGACGAGACGTTGAGGTTGTGCGACACGTAGAGCGTGAAGCGGTCGATCATGCCGATGCGGCCGTTGCGCAGCGGCGTGGTGCCGTCGCCGGTGAGCGAGGCGTCCTTGAGTTCGGACTTCTTGATCAGACCAGCCATGCGGGCCGGGATGACGAGGAAGCGGTCGGACTCGGGGACGTTGGCCTCGTCCAGCACGGTGCCCATGTCGACGATCAGGTCGACAACAGCGGTCGTGCCGCCAGCGCCATCCTTGGTCACGGTGAGCGGGGCGCCCGCAGTGCCGAGGTTGAACGCCGCCGACTGCTGACCGGCCGTCGCGCCGCGGTTGGCCGCAGCGATGTCCGGCAGCATGTCGGTGAGAACGCGCTGGTCGATCTTGATCTTCATCTGCTCCGAAGCATCCTTCGACCACATGTGCATCATCTAGACGTCGGACTGGAACTTGTCGAGGTCTTCTTCGATGCAGGAGAAGTAGTCGCCCTTGTCGATCAGCAGCTGCAGCTTCGGCGCTTCCGGCGCCTCGACCACAAGGTTCTGCCCCTTCACGTAATCACGGATGGTGATGTTCGGCTGGGTGCGGATGTTCACCGTGTCACCCATGCGCCGGATTTCGCCTTCGTAATCCGTGTTCGAGATCGCTGCGAGAACCGTCGCATCATAGAAGTTCTCGATCAGCTTGCCGGACCAGATCTCGGGGATGAAAGTCCCCGCGTAGTTGGGACGGCCGTTGGCAACAGGATATGCCATGGTTCAGTCTCCTTAAGCGGTTGCTACGATGCGACCCTCTCGCTGTGCAGCGAAGATGTCGCGTTCGATCTGCCCACGCTCCTGCTCACGTCCCTTGTACAGACCCTTGCGCACATCGTCGTAGAACTTGGACACCTCTTGCGGGGTGTACGTCTTCGGTGCGTTCGGCGTTGCTGCCGGAGCGGCCGAGCGGCCGCGCCCGGGGGCGACTTGTCTGGTCAGCTCGTCAACGGGATTGGGGCGGGTTTCTTGAGCAGCGGTGCCCGAAACCTGTCGCCACTGATGGAAGAATGCCGCGACGCGCTGTACGTCCAGCTGGTTCTGTGCGTCATCAAGGTAGGTCTGCCGGTTCAGCCCGGTCAGGGGGTCCACCTCGAGAAGCCAGTCGTGGAAGTTCTTGTCGGCGTTGATCTCCCGCCAGTCGGGGACCGTCGCCGCAAGCTCTCGCCAGAAGGCTTGCTCACTGCTCAGAGCCTGCCGCTCGACCACCCGCTGCACCTGCGGAACCACGCTGCCCTGCAGCTGCGCGACCACCTGACGGAGTTCGCTCAGTTCCTGCTGGACCTCGGCCCGGGCAGCACGACGCATGACCTCGATAGAGTCACCGTACTCGGCGACGTCTTTCTCCGTGATCAGCCCGTTGGCCGCGGGGGCGGCGGGCTGCGGCGGTTGCGCTTGGATGGTGGCGATCAGCTGCTCCATTTGCGTGAGACGCGTGGAAAGCTGCTTGTTTTCAGCACGAAGTTGCGGCACCTGCGCATTGTACGTCCCCTGTAGGGACCGATACTTCTGCAGCAGCTCCTCGTAGGCGTTCGCATCCGGCTTCTGCTCGGTGGCCGGAGGCGCAGGCGGAACCGCGGGCGGATCAGAGGGGGCAGCGCCAGCGGGCGCGGGATCACCTTGCGCGGCCTCGGCCCCATTGGGAGCCTGTTCCGTGCCGTTGATCTCGGCATACAGCTTCTGCACGTCTTCTGACTGCTTACGGATCTGTTCGGGAAGTGCCATGTATTAACCGCTCCTGTCGGTCTGCGTCGGCGCTGCGGCCGCGTGATCAGGGGATTTCTCGATGAGCCTCGTCAACTCACCGAGGACTTGGCAGCGCCCCTGTGCGCGTGCCACGTCGGTCACGACGTTCGGTAGCCGCTCCAGCTCCAGATTACGCCACTCGCGTAGCCACGCGACGACGTGCCTCTGGCGGCTGAGGTCGGCCAACGACTTCATCACATCGGCAGGCACAGGCATCATGCCGCACCTACCATATTCTGCGGACCGCCTGCCGGGTTACCGGCGGCGTCTAGCGTCTGTGGTGCCGGAACCTGTCCGGGCACGGGTGCCTGTGCTTGTGCAATCATGGCGTTCGCTGACATGCGGTCGTTGTATAGCAACTTTTCGCGCGAAGGCACGATTTCGTCAACAGGCATCTGCAGTCCTTTTGCAACTTCGCGCAGAACTGCGGCACGACCTTCGCGGCCGATGATGCCCATATCGAACTCGTTGGCCGTCGCCGTCAGGAACTCGACACGACGCACGTTCACGGTTTCCTTGACTGCGAGGTTGACGGCACCCTTCGCCACCACCTGCGCGTCACCCTTGATCGAGTCATCCGGGTCATAGCGCATGTTGTAGGTGTACTGCCGCTGCACGACAGGACGGATGACATCGTTGTCGATGTGCATCACCACCTGTCGAATACCCTTACCCGCCGACCCCATCAGCATCGACAGGCCCGATGCTGTGCGTCCGGCACCCTGCACGTCGGTGTCGCCGTAGATGTAGGCCGGGATGCCCGAGTGGTCATCAGCCAGACGGCTGAATTTCTCGAACACTGCCACCAGCGTGCTGGCGTTGTCGTTCGGCTGGTGGAACCGCACCGCGGGGGCGGTCGAGCCGAGCGGGTCGTTCAGCGTCTGCCAGATCTTCCACGGGTACATCTGCGTGATGTTCTCGTTGGGCGGGATGCGCTCAAGGTTCAGCTCGACCTGCGGTCCCGACGCGATGCCCATGTTGTTGACCAGCGCGCGGGCAGCGGCGTTGCAGACGCTCTGGATGTCTTCGATGATCTCGGGGATGCCCGACCCCCAAAACGACCCGGGGCGCTTGATGAACGACGTCTTGCAGTAGGGCTTCTCCCCCAGCGGGTCGTAGTTCAGCACAGCCTTGATGATGTAGTTGCCGACGATCCAGATGTTGGCGTCGTACTCCCGAGCCTCGTCGGGGACGTCCTTGTCCTCCATCCCCCACTCGCGCAGCATGGCGCCGCTGACCTTGCCCCAAAACTCCAGCGCATCGAACGTCGCCGTCGGCCGGAGTTCGGTGTGGTATTTGCGCTCCTCCTCCTCACGGGAGGTCTTCTGCCATTCCTGCACCCACGACTGGGAGTTGCCCTGCTCCAGCACGGCGCGGATGGCCTGATCGTCATACCCGGGCACACCAATGAGATCGGCCAGCTGTGTCCGCGTCAGCGGATGGTACTCGAACAGGTAGCCATCGTTGATGCGGGTGACGCCGGGTTCGGGGTAGATGTTGAACGGGCTGACCCGCTCGTACTCCGGGGCCAGCCGCTCACCGGCGACAAGCTCCCCGCCTTCCCACTTCAGGTACCGCTGGCGGCGGACAATCGGCCCCTTCAGGAACGCAGCCGGAAACGTGACGAGGTCGGTGATGAACTCGTTGAACCCTTCGGCCCAGCCGCCTTGCGCGAACTGGTCTTCGATGCGGATCTTCATCCGGTCGACGCGGTTCTGCGCTGCCTGCAAGATCTTGAAGCGCAGCTCCTGCGCCACCACCTCGCGCAGCTCCAGCATCTGCACCTTGGTCGGCGCCATTCCGGTCGACTGCACCAGCTCCATGGCCTTCTCTGCCATACCCTGCATCAGTTCGTCGGATGCTTCTTCGGACAGATCTGGCACCGGCGTCGCGTGCAGATCCCACGGTGGCGTCCCGCTGTCGAGCAGGATGTCCCGCAGCCAGCTCTCAGCGGCGCGGCACTTCACCTCGGTGATCATCATGTAGATCTGCGACCCACCCTGTTTGGTGATCTCGGCCAACTTCGACGGCTCGTACTCGCCGTTGCGCTGTCGCATCGCCGTAAGCATCAGGTCGGTGATCGGGTCACGCGCGATGCGCGCGGCATCCCAGCACTGCCGCAGATACTGCTGCAGCCCCAGCATGACAGGAGCGTTCTGGCGTTCTGCCAACTCGGCAGCCGCCTGCGCCTGCTCTTGCCGAACAAGCTCGTCGTTTCCGACTACACGAAGGAGCGTCAATCCAGCCATGATCACTATCCTACATACATAATGGCAGATGCCGCAAGACAGATCTACAAGAAGCTCTCGACCTGCGCCGCCCTTACGTCACCCCCCTCGAACAGAAGGGTAAGCCCATCACCGCGCCCACCACCGCGCGTTAGCCGTGTGCCATGCCGTCAGCGCGTTCCAGATCGCGGAGTCGTGGCCGATGTGTGTCACCCCTCCCCACGTTCCAGAACGACCACCCCTGACGCATTCCACGAAGAAGCACTTGAGGGAGCCGTTTTGCGCTTTCCAGTAGTTTCGCAGTTCGTCCTGCGCCGCCGCCATCTCCGCCGAATAGGTGGCCTCGATGAACGCATCCAGCGCCCCGGCGACAGGTGCGCCGCCGCTCCACAGGTTTGAGCCTGAGACCGCCGCGAGGTCGTAGTGGTTATTATACTCATACGTGGTGAGGCGAAGGCCGCGATTAGCTGCAAGCGGAACGGCCATATCAATGCCGTTCTTTGACCCTGCCAGACCGAACGGAAACTGGTCCTTGATCGCCTGCACCGCTGCGGCGTGGCTGGTGTCCAAGGCGGTCTTGATGATGTTGGCCTGCGCAATCGCGCCGCCGTTCCCGCCCCATCCGATGTAATCCGCGATGGAGTATTCCTTGGCCCGCGTGTGCGGCGCGACATATGACCCCGGCTCGAAGGTCTGCCACGCAGTAGCGTCCAGCATCCGCGCAGAAATCACAGGGTTTGCCGCCTGCCCCGCTATGACCCCAATCAGGCGGTTGGTCTGCCCCGTAAAGACGGTATTGAAGATCGCCATGATCTGCGCAAACCGCTTGCCTGCGTAGTCCAGCCAATACCCGCCGCCACCGTAGCCATCAGGGACGCCCCACACCGCTTCGGCTTGTCCCTTGAAATACGACCCCTGCGAGAAGGTGCCTGTATTCCAAATTTCGTTGGACAGTTCGATGCGGATTTTCAGCGTCGAGGTCAGGTTGTCGCGAAGATAGGTGGCCCAATCCGTCACCAGCGCATCCGTCGCCTGATGTGGGATATTGAGCCACATGTCGGCGGACTTGGTGTTGCACAGGCTGACCATTACCGACAGGGGGACACGGAGCCAACTTTGCGACTCTGCGACAGGGTAATCCGCAAGGTTCACTACTGGCGAATTGTTCGTCCCCGCCCAATCCATGAAACGGAAACATCCTCCCGACGGAAGGAAGTCCAGATACTCCTGACGGAAGATTTGCCCGCCTGCGTGGGCCGCGAGGTCGGTAGTCTTTACGATGGTCGCCTTGATCGGGAACGAGGTGGGCGTGAACGTGAGCCACTTGGTGCCGACATAATTACAGTCGAACTCATAGGTGTTCGCGTCGATCTGCGTCACGTTCGTCCCGGCGCTGGCGAAATTCACAGTTGCCGCCCCGGTAAATGTCAGCCGATAGCGGCCAGACCGATCTGGCTGCGGATTGACGTGGGTTCCTCCCCCATCGCGGAAAGACGCGAAGAGAAACTTTGCAGCCGTTTCTCCGCCCGGAAGCGAGGCAAGCGCACCTTCGCTGTTGAGGTTGGCAGAAGGGATTGGGTCAAAGTTTGACCCCTTAAGCCATCCGCGCGCTTGTTTTGCGCGGTCCATGAACACGGGTTCATTCCAGTCCGAGATGCCCCCAAGTCCAACCGCGAAGCTGCTCCCCCCGTCGCCAGCGCCGTTAACTGCGGCAAGCTGTTCGACGGGGGTTAAATAGGGTTTACGGTAATTCCAAAGGCCACTCCTTGGTCAGCGCGGACGGTGTTTAGGTCGGCATTCGGCATATTGAGCGCGAAGCAGATCACTTCGGAGATAAAGGCGATAAGGGGAAGGTCGGGGTTGCGCGCCGCTGTGCCTATCGCAAACCTGTTCCGGGTCGATGTTCCCCGCGTCGTCATGGTCCTGATTGACCCTGCGGTTGTGCTGGAAAACGCTTGCAAAGTAAGGCCCGTGTCGCGCCATGCGAGAGCCGCAAGGTTGGACGATGTTGCGCTTGTGACCAGTGGCGGATTTGCTGTTTCGGTAATCGTTGGGGTTCCGATATTATGATACCAGCCAACACCGTTTGTTCCGTTTGTAACGCCGCCGTAGTAATTACTAGCTGCGCTATCAGACTCCTCCCAAACAAACCCCGCGTCACCCGCATCTTGCGCCATAACTGCATAGACAGTTGCCGCGCCCGTATTGAACAGACCAAGGCTTGTCGTTCTAAGGAGCCTATTGCCGGATGCAAAATTCAGTGTCGGCAACCCGCCCTTGGTTTCCAAAACCCCAGAGGCCATAATTCTCGGCTGCAAGGTGGTGGTTGCCTGCGGAATGTCCTGTGCGTTGCCGCTCTGGTCATACCACGTCACGACAAAGCCATCACCCGCCCCGACGAACGACAAAAGAGCCGCCGTGTCCAATGAATTGCCAGA